AAAACGTGCGGAGGAGCTACATAAAAATGATAAAGACAATCGAGCATTACAAAATTTACTCTCAGGTAAAACTAAAAGAGGAATTTATGGTGAAGAATTTTTTATAATAAATAAAAAACTCGTAGATTTGTCTCAACCATTATTAACTGAAGACTCAAAAGAAATAATTAAACAGTACCATACAGAAAATTTAGTCCCTGATGGTAGAGGTTATAAAAACTTAATGAGAATGATGATGAAAGATGGAATTTTTAAGTATCTACCAAAACATGACAACGCGTGGGTTGAATTTTTAACCCCTTTTATGAAATTAACAAGAAAAGAAAAAAGAAGATTTAAAACTAAAAAACGTTTAATATGAAAGAAAAAACAGAAACAACCAAATTAGAGTTCTTAATGACTCTAAACAACAACTTTGTTGTACAGAGGTACTTTAATGTTCGTGGGTACAATCCTAAGGCGAGAGGGAGTGTTGAACTTTATGAGGTAATCAGAAATGCTGCTGAAGTAATCCAAGAAGATTTGAAAATCAAATCATCTAACTACCTTTCAGAAAATATGGGTCAAATTATGGTCAATCCTGAAATTTTAGAAACATCAAATACTGAAGGAGATGAGTATTTTAACATCTATCTTAAGATAGGAGATGAGACAATTTGTCATAGAATTTGGGACGCTAAATTATACCCACCTAAGACTAGATACACTGTGGATGTACGCCCACACCTAAAAAAGTTACTTCGCGAGTTAACTGACACTTTCTCAAGTGAAAATTTAACTTACAAGTACATGGAGCATTCACTAATTCACCCATATTTATAATTTACAAACACAGATTAAAACTCAAAAAAATATGTCAAAAGAAAAGAATTTTGGTTACCTCGGTAATACATTTCAACTACAAATACTTAACAATATTATCCTTCATAAGGATTTTGCAAGTTCTATTGTAGATGTGTTGGAACCTAAGTACTTTGACAATCAATATTTTAAGTTAATCATGCAGATGACCAAGGAGTATTATCACAAGTACGAACACGCTCCTTCGTTCTCAACACTTGAACAAATTACAAAATCAGAAGTTACGTCACCTATGGCCCAAAAAATGGTCTTAGATATGATTACTCAAGTAGTAGATGCACCTGATGATGGATACCAATACGTTCAAGAAAAGGCGTTAAAGTTCTGTAAACAACAAGAATTACAGAAGGTAATGACTAAAGCACAGAAGATTATCGATAAAGGTGATTTTGAATCTTATGACCATTTAGAAGAAATGGTAAGAGAAGCTTTACAAGTTGGGGAAGTTGATACGGGAACTGCAGATGTTTTTTTTAATTTAGATGAGGTTTTGGATGATGACTTTAGACATCCGATTCCGATGGGAATAACAGGTATAGATAATCTACTAAAAGGTGGGTTAGCGAAGGGTGAAATTGGAGTTATTTTAGCTCCGACAGGTGTGGGTAAAACCACAGTACTTAGTAAAATAGCTAATAACGCATTTAACTTAGGTTATAATGTTTTACAAATATTTTTCGAAGACAACCCTAAGATTATACAAAGAAAACATTTCACTATGTGGACAAAAATTGCACCTGATAATTTGTCACTACAAAGGGAAGAAGTTTTAGAAAAAGTTAGACAAATTAAAGAAAATGCATCTAATCGATTAGTTCTAAAGAAGTTACCATCCGATACGTTAACGATGAATCAAATAAAAAATCAGATACGTAAAATGATAGCGGAAGGTACTAAAATAGATTTAGTTGTAGTTGATTATATTGATTGTATCGTTCCCGATAAAAATTTAGGGGACGAATGGAAAAGTGAAGGTTCGGTTATGAGAGGGTTTGAATCTATGTGTCATGAATTAGATATAGCAGGATGGACGGCCACTCAAGGTAACCGTTCTTCAATATCTTCTGAAGTAGTTACTACGGACCAAATGGGTGGTTCAATTAAGAAAGCTCAAGTAGGTCACGTTATTATTTCTGTTGCTAAATCCCTACAACAGAAAGAAATGAATTTAGCAACAATTGCTATTACTAAATCAAGAATTGGTAAAGATGGAATTGTATTTGAAAATTGTAAATTCGATAACGAAATGATAGAAATTGATACGGACAGTAGTGTAACATTCTTAGGAATGGAAGAACAAAAAGAAGAAAAGAACAAAGTACGTATTCAAGAACTTCTACAAAAAAGAAAACAAAGGGAAAATAAATTATAAATTTTTTTAAAAACAATAGTAAATGGACAATCTAATAGATAGTGTCTCAAAAGACATTCGTTACGTAATAAAGAGAAGTGGAGATAAAGTAGTTTTTAAATCTGAAAAGATTGAAATGGCTATTTTAAATGCCATGAAAAGTATTGATAAAGTTGATGAGGCTATGGCTGAAAAAATTGCTAGACTCACAACAAAAGGCCTTTTCAGAGGTAATAAAGAAAGAATTCCTAACGTAGATGAAATTCATGATATGGTTGAAAATAAGTTAATGGATAACGGTTTAAATGACGTTGCCAAAGAATACATTATTTATCGTTCTAAGAACCAACCTAACATCTTTTCAAAAAGAATTAATCTTAAACCTTACGAATACCCTAATTTAAATGAGTATGTTGACGCAATTAGACATTCATACTGGGTACACACTGAATTTAACTATACGTCAGATATCCAAGATTACAAAGTACATTTAAACGAAAAAGAAAAATCGGCAGTTGAAAGAGCAATGTTAGCAATTTCACAAATTGAAGTTGCAGTTAAATCATTTTGGGGTGACATTTATAAGAGGATGCCAAAACCTGAAATTGGTAATGTCGGTGCAACATTTGCGGAATCGGAAGTAAGACACGCAGACGCATATTCACACTTAATACAACTATT